AGCGACTTCGAGTCTCGTCTGGATTCTGCCGCGTATTATGCTTTAATTGCCAAGGTTTCGTATCTGTTCTGGAACGTCGACAGAGCGCATGTGTTCCCGATGACGCAGTTCTGTCCGTTGATCGATGAAGAAGACGGCGTGCTGAAGGCTGGCATTCGATTTTGGTCGCTGGATTGGAACCAAAAGCCAGTGACGGCTGTGCTGTTCACAGAAGACGGCTTCACAAAGTACCGCACGAAAGAAGGTTCTTCTGGTCTTGATCTTGTCGAGATCGAAAAACACCGCGCGTATAAAGTGAAAGTCGCTCGCAACGAAGCTGACGGCGAGTTCATCGTCGGCGAAGATAACTACAGTTCGCTGCCGATCGTGCCGCTGTACGGCAGCAAGCATCGTCAGTCTACACTTGTCGGTCTGCGTGAAGCAATCGACAGCTATGATCTCATTCAGAGCGGTTTCGCGAATGATCTCGAAGAATGCGCTGAAATCTACTGGATTATCAGCAACGCGATGGGCATGACAGACAACGACATCGCGCGCTTCAGAGACAAAATGAAACTTCAGCACATCGTCGCGGCTGACACCGATAACAGCGATGTGAAATCGTACACGAAGGAAGTGCCGACAAACGCGCGGGAAACATTCCTGACGAGCATTCGTTCGCAGATGTACGAAGACTTTGGCGCGCTGGACGTTCACACTGTCGCTGCTGGCGCGACGAACGATCACATCGACGCAGCTTATCAGACGATGGACGAAGAAGCTGACGACTTTGAGTATCAAATTATCGAGTGCGTGCAGCAGCTCTTGAAACTGATGAACATTGACGACGTGCCGCAGTTCAAGCGCAACAAGATCAGCAACCAGAAAGAGCAAGTCGAGATGCTGATGCTGGCTGCGAATTATCTCGACGAAGAAACAGTGCTGAAGAAGCTGCCGTTCGTGACAATTGACGAAGTGCGTGAGATTCTGAAAAAGCGAGATGAAGAAGAAGCAGAACGCACAGAGAAAGAAGAGCAGACAGAAGAACAGACTGACGAGCAGACGAACGAAGATCAGATCACGGAGGAATAACGCATGTCAGACGCAGGAACTCGATTCACAGACGAGCGTCAGGCGTTCTTGGAATCGAAATTCGAGCGTATTTACAGACAAGCGCAAGAAGAGATCATCGAGAAGCTCGACGCTCACACGAAGCGCCAAAATGCACAGACGCGCGTGAAACTCGCTCAAGTGAAAGCAGGAACACTCTCTGAAGAAGAGTTCAACAAATGGCAAGCTGGTCAAACGTTTATCGGCAAGCAGTGGAAAGACAAAGTCGACAGCGTAGCGACGACACTGCTGACAGCAAATCAGCAAGCAAACAGCATGGTCGAAGGCGAAAAGCGCGCTGTCTTCGGCGAGAACGCTACGTTTCAAGCGTACAAGCTCGAACACGATGCTGGCGTTGATCTGTCGTTCTCTGTGTACGACAGCGCGACTGTGACACGGCTGCTGAGAGATGACCCGGAGCTGCTGCCGAGAAAGCGAGTGAACGGACGCAAAGACAAAGCGTGGAATCGTCGCAAAATTTCTGACGCAGTCGCTCAAGGCATCATTCAAGGCGAGAGTGTTGACGAGATCGCAAAGCGCATCGCGAAGCAGACATCGAACACGAACAAAGAAGCGATGAAGCGATACGCTCGAACAGCGATGACAGCAGCTCAGAACGCTGGTCGTCTCGAAGTGATGGAAGAAGCGAAAGACGCTGGTATCAAAGTCAAAAAGCGCTGGATTGCGACGCTCGACAGACGCACACGCGAAGCGCATCAGCATCTTGACGGACAAGTGCAAGAGACAGACAAGCCGTTCTGGTCAATGCTTGGTTATATCATGTATCCGGGCGACCCGGATGCGAACTCGTCGAACACTTGGATGTGCAGATGCACGCTTGGCTATGAGTATGACGAGTATCCGCAGCAGTACAGCCAGCGGCGCGCTTATGTTGAGTATTACGACGACGACGGCGAGTTTCATCGTGAATCGCACGAGATCGCAAACATGACGTATGACGTGTGGAAACTCGCGAAACAGAGAGATGAGCAGAGAGCGCTTGAAGCGCGGCAGGAAAGCGAAAAGGAAGAAGAGAAGAAAGAAGCGCCGAAAGAAGTTTTCATGCCAGCGAAGACACGGCAAGAAGCTGAAGAGTACGCAAAGCGCTTCAGCAGAAATGTTAACTATTCTGGCATCAGCGTCGAAAACTGCAATAAGATCAACGAAACGCTGCTCGATCTTTATCAGAAATACCCAAGCACGAAGATGTACGAGCTGATTCAGCAATATTCAAAGATGCAAGCTGTCGCAAAGGCGAACTGGGAATCTCTCAACATCAACGGCAAAAAGATCGGCTCGTCTGAAAGCAATATCTTCGAAATGAATCAGCTTGCCGATCAAGCAGCACTTAAAGCGATGAGAGAGCGCTATGAAGGCAGGAAAGTGCCGCCAGACATGGCGCGGCAGATGGCACGGCTTGAAAACAATCTCAAGTATCAGCGTTTCTCTGTCGCTGGTCAATATGGGACGCGCGGTTATATCACACATGAGTTCGGCCATACAATCGCTGATCAGTACATCGGTCAGATCAATGACACGATGGCAAATCCAGACGCACGAAGTGCAAGATGCTACGAGCTGCGCGAGATGATCAAGCAAGCGCGAGAAGAAGCGTTCAGAACAGGCGACATTTTCTCTCTCGGGAAATATGGCGCGTCAAACGATCACGAGTATTTTGCTGAAGTGTTTTGCGCGCATGAAATGGGAGAGAAGCTGCCAGACTATGCAGAGAAAATGTTGACGGAGGTGCTTGGAAATGCCCCAATGCGATAAATGCAAGTTCTTTGATCGAGAATACGACAAAGAAATGCAGCAGTACGATGATGTGATGAAAATGGGCGATAGAATCGTGAGGCATCACTGTCCGATGTACGACGATCACATCCCGGAAGAAATCTATTTCGAAGGCAAAGACTGCGCGTTTTTTCAGGACAAATCGTGAGGTGATTTCATGGCTGACGTGACATTTGTGTCGAATCGCTCGTTCGCTCTCAGCGGCTTGAAGAACGCAAAGAACAGAGCGTTCGAGATCATGGGCGGCAAAGCCGAGACGTACGCGAAGCAGCTATGCCCGGTCGATACTGGAAGACTGCGCAACAGCATCACACACGCGCAAGTAGACGAAGATACAGAAGTGATCGGGACAAATGTGAAGTACGCGCCGTTCGTAGAGCTTGGAACGAGAAAGCAGAAAGCGCAGCCGTATCTGAGACCAGCAGCGGAGAACCACAGCGACGAGTACAGAAACATTCTGAAAGCTGAACTTCAAAAAGGATAACTGAAAAAAGTCAGCGCATCTTCGAAAATTTTACGTTTTTGAAGGTGCGCTTCTTTTTTTGCTGTTTTACGATACACATGCAGATGCGAAGAACAGCGTCTGAATATCGCGCGAAGTACAGCGCCCGAAGCAACGGAGGTATCACATGGCTTTTACACGATCTTTTCTGAAATCGATGGGCTTGAACGAAGAACAGATTCAAGCAGTCATCGACGCGCATCTGGAAGTGGTGAACCCGCTGAAAGAGGACAGGGACAAACTGAAGCAGGACGCAGCGAACGCAAGCGATCTGCAAAAAGAGCTTGATTCGCTCAAGAGCGGCGAAGACTTCAAAGCGAAGTACGACGCTGAACACAAAGCTTTCGAAGACTACAAGAACGAGATGAAAGCACAGGCTGAACAAGCGAAAGTGCAAGCTGCGTATCGCAAACTGCTCGCGGAAGAAAAGATCAGTGAAAAGCGGCTCGACGCAGTGTGCAGACTGACGGACTTTTCGAAGATGCATCTCGACAAAGACGGCAATCTGACAGATGTTGACAAGCTGCGTGAGAGCATCAAATCTGACTGGTCAGACTACATCACAGACACCATCGTGAAGGGTGCTGACGTAGAGAACCCGCCGAAAGTAGCGAAAGCGACGATGACGAAAGAGGACATTTTGAAGATCAAAGATACGTCTGCACGTCAGAAAGCGATCGCTGCAAACATTGAATTATTCCATTAAAACGAAAGGATGAAAAAACATGCCGAATGCTGTTGAGACTATGATTACTCCTCGTTCTGCGCTGCCGAATGTGTACACAAACGTCAACGCTCGCGAGATCGATTTCGTAACTCGTTTTGACCGCAACTGGGACGCGCTGCGCGACATTCTGGGCGTGATGCGGCCTATTCGCAAGACACCCGGCACGAAGCTGGTGAGCTACACTGCTTCTGCCGCTCTGGAAAGTGGCACTGTTCCTGCTGGCGCTGTTATCCCCTACAGCAAGGTGACAATCGTCGAAACTGCGAAGAGCGATCTGTCGATTAATAAGTACGCGAAGGCTGTGCCGATCGAAGATGTGAATCAGTATGGCGCTGAGATCGCGATCGAGAAGAGCGACGACGCTTTCTTGGTCGAGCTTCAGAACACTGTGCTGACCAACTTCTACACGTTCTTGAACACTGGCAATCTGACTGGCACTGCTGCTACTTGGCAAGCTGCTCTGGCGAAGGCGAAGGGCGCCGTGCTGAATAAGTTCAACACGATTCGCCGCACTGTGACTGACGTGGTCGGCTTCGCGAACGTGCTGGACTTCTACGACTATCTGGGCGCTGCTGACATCACTGTGCAGACTGCTTTCGGCCTGACCTATGTGCAGAACTTCATGGGTTACAAGACGCTGTTCCTGCTGTCTGCGCCTGACATCGCCCGGAACACTGTGCTGGCTACGCCGATCGAAAACATCGATCTGTACTACATCGACCCGTCTGACAGCGATTTCGCGAAGCTGGGCTTGCAGTACACTGTCGAAGGCGAAACCAACCTGATCGGCTTCCATGCTCAGGGCAACTACAACACTGCTGTCGGCGAATCTTTCGCTCTGATGGGCATGGCTCTGTGGGCTGAATATCTGGATGGTATCGCGAAGATCACAGTGAGCGCCACCTGATGTATATCGTACTGAACACGTTTTACGACCTCAAGGATTGTGAGCATCTGTACAACGCCGGGGAATCATATCCCCGGGACGGGTACACGCCCACGGACGAGC